GAAACAATTTATCTAACTATATTAGTATTGTAATAAAAAAACAAGATATAAAAAAGTAAAACAAAATCTATATGCCGATAAATTTTCCAGATAGTCCAGCATTAAATGATACTTATACATACAATTCTAATTCTTGGAAGTGGAATGGAACTTCTTGGGTTGGTATTTCAAATGTTGTAGCACCATTATTGGCATCTAATGGTGGAACAGGATTGACAAATTTTACGGCTGGAGACATTATTTATGCCAACAGCAGTATTTCACTAGAAAAATTATCTCCAACAACATCAAATTACGCTTTACAGACTAATGGTGCTGGAACTGCACCAAGTTTTGCAAATGTATTACCGCAAGCAGGAACTATCATTATGTATGCTGGAAATACAGCACCAGTTGGCTGGCTTCTTTGCGATGGCAGTGCAGTTAGCAGAACCACTTATTCGGCACTATTTGCAGTTTTATCAACTAGTTTTGGGGTTGGTGATGGTTCAACTACTTTTAATGTCCCAAACCATGCTGGAAGAACTGTGTTGGGAGTAGGAACAGGAGTTGGTTTGACAGCTAGAGCATTGGCAGCAACGGTTGGGGCAGAAACAGTAGCTATTACAACTTCTGAAATGGCATCTCACAATCATACAGCATCTGATGGTGGTCATAGTCATGCTGCTGCAACTTCAGGAGCAAATAGTGCTGGTCATACACATGGAGCTTATGCAGACGGAGTTCAATTAGGAAGAGCTTTTTATGGGTTTAATGCAGTAGGTGGTGGGTATGCTGGAGCATTAATTATTAGAGGTGGCAATGCGTGTAGCTCTGCTGGTGTTTCTGCAGATCACACACATAGTTTTACAACTAATTCTGGAACTGCAAGCATAACAGTTGCCAATAATGGTTCTGGTACTGGACATAATAATATGCAGCCAAGTTTAGTGGTAAATTTTATAATAAAGACATAATATGATTGAAGAAATAAAAGATTTTATAACAAAAGACGAATGTGATCAGATTATAGAATTTTCTGCGAAGGAAATAAAAGCATGTAATGGCAATAGTGATTTTATGAAAATGCATCCTATAGAAATAAAAAATGAGAATAAAGAAGTTTGGAAAAAGATAAGAAATTTAATATCAGACTTAACAAGTCTTCCAGTAGAAAATCAAGAAAATTTTTTAGCAATTAGATATGATAAAAATGGTTCTTATATGGAACATTTTGATTCTTTTATAAAGCAGACAGAAAATTCTATTTACACAAAAGAATTTTACGAACAAAGCATGGCTAGTGGCGGTCAAAGAAAATTCACAGCATTATTTTATTTAAATGATAATTTTTCTGGTGGGGAGACGAATTTTCCTAAGTTAAATAAAAAAATTAAACCTGAAACTGGCAAATTACTTTATTGGAATAATTTAGATGAGAATGGCAATACTAATTTAAATATGATACATGCAGGAATGCCAGTATTAGATGGTCAAAAGTGGGTTTTAGTTGTTTATATTAGAGAGAAAAAATACGAGAATAAATGCCAATAGATTTTCCAAGTAGTCCAAGTTTGAATCAAACATACACATACAATAATAAAGTATGGATATGGAATGGTACATATTGGGCTGGAGCATTATCTACCGCATCTACAGTTCCAGCTATAGCTGGTGGAACAGGTCTATCTAGTTTAACTACTGGAAGTATTTTACACGCCACATCAACAACAGCTTTGGGTGGTTTGAGTGCTGGAACTTCTGGATATGTTTTGGCAACAAATGGTTCTAGTGCTGTTCCAAGTTGGCAAAATCACATGCCAACTGGTTCTATTTATATGCACATTTCAAGTTCAGCACCAACGGGTTGGTTAAATTGTGATGGAACAGCAGTCAATAGAACAACTTATGCAAATTTATATTCTGCTATAGTTCCAAATAAAGGAACAGTAACGCTGACAATTGCTTCGCCATGTGTGGTTACGCTGGCTTCACATGGATTTATAACTGGTGATTCAATTTATCTTACAACAACTGGTGCTTTGCCAACAGGGTTGACAGCAAACACTTTATATTATGTTATAAATGTGAATTCTACAACTTTTAGACTTGCCACAAGTTATGCAAATGCAGTTGCTTCGACAGCTATAAATACATCTGGAACACAGTCTGGAGTTCACACATTATATTATTGTCCATATGGTTTGGGAGATGGTTCAACTACATTTAATACTCCAGATTTTAGAGGTAGAATTCCAGTTGGAATGGGTAGTGGTGCCGGATTAACTGCAAGACCATTGGGTTATAGTTTTGGAGCAGAAACAGTTGCTTTGATAACAGCAGAATTGCCATCTCATAATCATACGCTCTCAGATAGTGGTCATACACATACCGGAACAAGTGGCGTTATAGATACCAACCACACACATACACCAATTGTAGATGGCATAGCCATAGGTCAAGCTCCATCTGGTTTTGCTGCTTTAGGAACCGGTTATCAAGGAATTTTGATTATCACATACTCAGACTCAGGCAGTTATGTTAATTTTGTTGGTAGTAGTGCTAATCACACTCATTCGTTTACAACTGGAAGCGGAAACGCAAGCATAAGCATAGGAAATAGTGGTTCTGGTACAGCACATCAAAACATGCATCCAAGTTTGTGTATAAATTATATTATAAAAACTTAAGGAGTAAAAATGGAAAATTTAAACATACAATTAACAGAAATTGTAAATCAAGATCAAACAGGATTAGAGTGGGTTTACAATGTAAGCTTGTTAAAAACAGATGAAAACAACATTACAAAAAATATTACTATGCCTGTGGCAGTGGATAGCGATAATGGCAAATTCCTAAAAAGTTTAGTTGAAGAAACATGGAATTATGTCCCAAGTGCAAGAGATCCATTGTCGCAAGCAAAAGCACAAAAATTAAATAGTATTAACAAAGAATACAAACAAATTGAAGAATCTGGATGGGATTCTGGATTTGGATTTTTTCTTGGTATTTCGGCAAATGATGTAGCTTTTCTTACTGGTGCTTATATACTGGCAAAAGAAGCATCTTTTCTAAATTTGCCACTTCCAACCATTATAGCCATGGATAATAATCCTGTAACCTTCGCAAATTTTGAGCATATGACGCAAGTTATGTTGCAATATGGCAACGCAAGAGCAGAAATATCATCAAGGTTTGCAGCAAAAAGAAAAGCCGTTGAATTAGCGACAAGCGTTGAGGAAGTAAAAGCTATTTAATTATGCCAATAAATTTTCCAGATAGTCCTGTTTTAAATGACACTTACACTTACGGCAACAGAGTGTGGAAGTGGAACGGCACTTATTGGCAAGGCAATGGTTTTTCAACATTGGCTGTTACATCTGGAGGAACTGGACTTTCATCTTATACGATTGGTGATATTTTATATGCTTCTTCTACAACTGCATGGAGTAAATTAGCAGCTAGCACCAGTGGTTATATTCTTAAAACAAATGGCTCTGGAAATGCTCCAAGTTGGGATGTTTTAGGTGTACCAACTGGATCATTACAACTTTACGGAGGAAGTTCTGCTCCAACTGGATGGCTTTTATGTGATGGAAGTGCAATTAGTAGAACTGGTTACGCTACTTTATTTGCATTGATATCTACAGTTTATGGATCTGGAGATGGTTCATCGACTTTTAATCTTCCTGATTTTCGTGGAAGATCGCCAATTGGAGTAGGAACGGGGACTGGCTTAACGGCAAGATCGTTGGCTGCAACAGTGGGTGTAGAATCACATGGACTTTCATCTGGTGAATTACCTTCACACAATCATACTGCAAGTGATTCTGGTCACACCCATACAGGTACTACTGGAAATCAAAGTGCAGATCATAACCACGCAGTTACATATAGTGGTGGACAAATAGGTAGAGCTACCTATGGATTTTCTGCGATTGGTGGAGGATATCAGGGTCTTTTGATTATTAGAGGTAATGATACTGGAAGTGCTGTTACTTCAACTGGAATTAGTGCTAATCACCAACATTCAATTACCGCTCCATCAAGTAATTCGTCATTTCCTTCAGGAACCTCGAGCAATGGCAGTGGGACAGCACATAACAATATGCAACCAAGCTTGGTAATAAATTATATTATAAAAACATAGCTTTTTTAATTTTTTGCACTGATCTATAATTAGGTTAGGAGAAAAATTATGAAAATTAATATTGGCGGGGGTTTAAAAAGAATTGATGGATTTGTAAATGTTGATGCAGATGCTAATACAAAGCCAGAATATCTTTGTAATTTAGAAACAAGTAAGCTTCCTTTTGAAGATAATACAGTAGAGGAAGTAAGGGCGCATCATATTTTAGAGCATATTCATGATCTAGGGCATGTGATAAAAGAAATATATAGAGTGTGTAAAAATGGGGCAGTTGTTGATATTGCTTTTCCGCATCATTTTTCTAGAAACTTTTTTGGAGATTATACACATTGCAGATCTTTAACTGTAGAGATGTTTAAACAATTTAGTAAAAAATATTGTTTATGGCATCAAGAAACTTATAGAAGTTCAAGTGGACATGCCATTACACATGGGGTAGATTTTGAAGTAATAGATTATATGTATTCAATTCACGCAGATTACGCAGAACTGGAATCACAAAACAAATACGAAGAGATAGCAAGATTAGCAGAACATTTAGTAAATGTTTATCAAGATGTATTTATCAAACTTTTAGTGATTAAGGAATTGTAATGAATAACATTAGAAGAAAAGATGAAAATAATGTTGGTGTAAATGATCTTGAGCCATTTGTAATGACGCTTAAAAATTTGGGCGAAACAAAACTTGCCAAACAGGTGGTAGATGTATTTGCCAAAAATGCATTTTCATTTGAACAGCAAGATAATGTTTCCAAATGTTACTTCAAATTAAAATATTACGATGATGC